GGTTCTTCATGCGCTTGATGGCGGATAAGGGAACGGCACGCTTGACGGTCTTGTCCACTCCCGTATAGACATGCCTGAAAGGATTGCGCTGTTCCACCAGTTCCTTTTCCAGGGCACGGTTATATACCGCCCTCAGAATACGCATATAGAATGAACTGGTATTCCGTACGACACCTTTCCCATGAAGATAGGCTTCATAAAGCTGCATCAAATCCGAATCAATTTCAGACAGCAGAATATCCCGGTCCTGCCTGAACTGCATGAAACTTTTCAGGGTGCAGGAATAGTTCTCGACCGTGCGTATCTTGCCCATCTGTCTGAGATGGGCGATGACACCCTGCATGAAGTTGAAGAATGACTGTTCATCCGTTCCGTTCTGAAAGGAACCAATAATCTCATCCGCCGTAAATGTACTTTTCTGATTTCCCAATTTACGAATGGTCATTTCAAACCGCTTCAGGTCCCATTTCATACGTTCCTGCAAGGAGAGAAGCAGATTGCTTCGCTCTGAATTACCGATGATGATATTGTTTTCAGCATCATTCCATTCATCTGCAAATATCCGGTAATCCGTCTTTAACTGACGGATTACACGGTCCTGGATAATCTGATAATAGACGGTACCTTCCTTTCCCTCTATGATGGAAGGTCTGAATTTTGCTTTTACACTGGCCATAGGCTATTTTTTAGATTCGTTCCCGATAGACTTGCTTTTGATGGACTTCGCCTTGCTGTCCAACTCCTTTGCAGCCTGCTCTTTCAGGCGTACCTGCTCGGTAAGGGCAGCCTGCTTCCGGACGGCATCCTCGTATGCCTCCACGTCCTCGCGTATCTGTTCAATACCGGCATTGTCACGGTTCAGTTCAAAAATGTTTTCCAATTCTGATATTTCATTCGGAGTGGCTTCACCTTTCATCTTGATATAGCGGTATTTCAAATCGTTATCCATACGGTCATTATCAGGTCGCTTTTCGATGTAGAAAGCCACAGATACAACTATTGAGTACGTTACCAGTATGATCAGGGTCCAGAATATATAAGGTGTATCTATGCTGATGCTGTGTCTGTGACAGACTACATCTGGTTCTTCCATCCTGTTCCTGACGGAAGTAGAAAGCGATTCCATCTTCTCCGATATGTGCAGGATGGTGTCTTTCTCTGTTTGGGCGAACCGTTCCAGGAACTCGTTCTGATTCTTGTGGTACGCCTGCTGTTCGCTTTTCAATACAGACAGGGTTTCCATGAACTTGTCCGGCATGGAGTTTCTTTTCAGTAGATTGGCTGTATCGCCCTTGATCATGACAAGAGCCTCCAGCACACGTTTGAAGCCTGTCTTTAAGGCATTCAGTTCCTGTATGACCTCTTTGTCCGCTTCGGCATCACCGCCCGCCGATTGAGGCATGGACAGCCCGTTTATCTTGTTTTCGATTCTCTCCAGGCATCCGTAGATGCTTTCCATAAACTCTTCCTGTTTCATAAATTCATTGACTTTAACGTTTTACACTTTAATGATTGATTGTTTGGGGCAGACTTATAATCCAAGCCCTTTCCGTTTCTTTTTCTTCTTGCGCTTGCGCAGCAGTTCGTCATACGGGATCTGTTCTTCCGGAACAGACTCGCCAAAAGAAGAAAACAACCCCAGTCCGTTGCTTTCAATAAATGCCATATTGGATGGTTCCTGTTCCTTCCGGTTGCGGTTTGACGGAGCTTGATTTTGCTTTTTAACCTCTAAATCCACTCCGGTATCCGGACTGTTTCCGCCCAGAATGGCATTCAGTTTTGCAAAGCTGAACTCCCTGCTGATTTGCGAGCCTTTGAAGGTCAGGCCGTCTTTGGTAAGGCGTATGCCTTGAATGTCACCGGCGGATTTCATTTTGCCGCCTCTTCCGACAAATTCCAGTTTTATACCCTGCAAGGCCAGACCGACCACAAGTTCTTTCCATGTCCTGGCGCGTTTCAACGCTTGCTTCACGGCATGATAAATCTCGTATTTAATGCGTTCCGAATCATGCAGTTTCGTTACATTGGTTTTGCCTTTATCCTCCGCATAGGTCAGTCCGTACTTGTCTTTAAGTCTTTTGGTGGCAATCTCATTACGCTTGTAATCGCTCTGTGAGGAGATTACTTTACCATCATAACCGATGCGGTTATAGACCAGATGGCAATGCGGATTGTCGGTATGGTGATGCCTTACCAGTATGAACTGGGTGTTCCTGATGCCCATCAGATCCATGTATTCCATCGCTATCTTAGCCATGAATTCATTGCTCAATACCGGCTTGTCTTCCGGTTTGAAGCTTAACGCGATGTGTCCGACGGGCTGTTTTATCTTCGGATTAAGCAGGCACTGGCAGTTGAAACTGTCCGCTATTTCACGGTTATTGCCCAGCAATACGCCATCGGAACCGATGATCTCGGCATTGTCCTTTCCCATCACGTAGCGGATGCAACCGCCAAAGGATTTGCCTTTCTTGATTTTGCCTATCATGTATTTCTCCTTTCCACTTTTTTATATTCGTTCATGATCACTTTCAGCTTTTCGAGCAGTTCCATGACGGCATTCCTTGTCCGGTAGAATCCTGTCTGGTGGGACAGCCTGGCAAGCTGGTTCAGGTTGTTCGCCATTCCCACAAGATTGCGTATGACGGCTGCTTCCTCCGTCGAATGCCTGGCCACAATCCTTGCTTCGAATGCGGCTTCCCGGATGAACTCCGCCAATGTGCGGTTCGCCTGTCTGCTGCGGTGCAGCAACCGCTCGTAATCAATCCTGGAGAACTTTACCGTCACGGATTTGGAAAGCTTGCGGATACCACTTGCTTTCGGTCTGCCTCTGGGTCTGGTTTTATCCTTGTCACTCATATTACTTGGTTTACTGTGATTGGTCATTTTACTGTGATGATATGTCCTGCAATCTGCGACCGTTGGGAGCGGATTGCCTCCGCGACTCCGGGAGTGGAGCGAGGTTTTCGGGATGCCCGAAAGATAACCTCGCTAACTCCCGAAACTGATGTTCCGTCCGTTGACCGCCTCTGGCGGGTTCTGAATGCCGGAATGCCATCATTCCATGATGCGGATGGATTTTGCACCGGGTGTCTTTTACAGTTTGCGCCACCGCTCGAAGTCTTCCGAATAGATTTCAAGATGCTGCCGGGCGATATTTTCCAGCAGTCCTGAAACGCTCATCCTCCGGCTTCCGAGCTTGCGGACATACTCGTCCAGCCTGTCCCTTACCTCGCAGCTCACGAATACGGGCTTGCGGTCTTCTATTCTGGGAACTTGCAGGAATGTGCTGCGGTACTCTTCCAGTGACAGCCTGCGTTGCCTGCCGCTAATCCGGCACTTGGATGCAGGAGCGGAACCGTCTTTCTCTGCCGGCTCCTGGATCCCGGATTGTTCCGTGACTGTTGGCAGGATTTCATTCCCGGCATGCTCAGTAACCTCTCCTGCACTTTCAGGGTTTTCACACTCAGGAAGGAGCTGTGACATTTCCGTACCTGTCATAGCTTCCCACCGCTCTTTGTCAAAGCTTTTTCTTGTAGCCATAATCTTTGAATTTTAATAAGTCAATACAGTGGTCTTGGTATGTACCTTGACCGGTTATCGGCAGCAAAGAAAGTGTGTATAGTGCACTGTGTCAAGCAAATGGAGTGAGTGTGGCAATTATGACCGGTTCTGCATTATATGCACCGGACAAACGGTGGCGACTGCTGTGATTTGCCACACCCGCACGGGCGTCCATGGAATCTGGCAATGATTTCATGGCAGTATGGAGACTGAATCCAACGGACACTTTACCGGATATAGGATAACCCGTTGCAATCGTACCGGTATACTTGCTACAGTCAGTTCAGGCAGTAATAATCATATGGCGGCTTTGCTCAGTCGGGTCATACTGTCCACCGGCCATGCAACATGATGACAGATGATGAAACAGACCGTCAGCCGTCTGCAAATCCATTGCAGTGTGATTATTACTGCTTTAATTTGTACCGGGAACAGGAAAGACAGACCGGTGGCTTGCTGCAGCCATGCCACTTGTTCCCTCCTGTCAGATGTATCGGATAAGGCAGTAAGCCGGCTTTGCCTTGGCGGTACAAGATGGAAACAGTATCAAATGGAAGTAAACAATGAGATTATGGAAATAGTAAGTTTTGAAAAAAGAACCTTTGAGGAGATGGCTGCCAAGTTGGATTACTTCGTGCAGCGGATGGATGACCTCTGCCGACAGCACGGGGAGAAGAAGGCAGAACGATGGATGGACAGTCATGCCGTCTGCCGGAAACTGCGTATCAGCCCGAGGACATTGCAGACCCTCCGTGACAACGGCACACTCGCCTTTACCAAGATTGGCAACCGCACCTACTACCGTCAGGAAGACGTGGAACGGGTCATTGTGGATGTGGAAGAGAGACGGAAAGAGGCGAAATGGAAAGGCAAAAGCATTTAGCAGTTGAAGTATCAATTAAAGACAAACCGTATGAGTAGTGAAATCAGAGAAAAAGACCATGAGTGGGTATGTAAATTCCACTCGAATTTCGACCGGCTTCTGGCTTCGTTCGAAAAGTTGTTCAGCCAACGCCGACCTCCCGTATATGGCGATGAGCTGCTGACTGACAAGGAGGTGTCGCACCTGCTTAAAGTGAGCCGCAGGACATTGCAGGATTACCGAAGCAACGGCATACTGCCTTATATTCAGGTGGGCGGCAAGATTCTGTACAGGGCTTCCGACATAGAGCGTACCCTGATGGACGGCTATAGGGAGGCGTACCGTTCAAGAAAATGAAAATCCATCCCGTTCCTTCTGCCTGCGGCCGCATGAAAAAAGGGACACCCGGAGGTCGGTTGTTCTTCCTTCCTCCGGATGCCCCTTGCTTTTTCTTTCAGGTGTCGGGCTTATTTCGTACCGGTGGTCCTTACACTTACCCCTTTCGGTATCGGGTTGTCGAGTATTATCCGGTAGCACAGCCTGCCGTCCACATTCACCGGCTCTTTCGCCACCATGAAACCGGCGCATTTCTCGACCTTTGCCGCATCGAGTATCATGCCGGCGATGAAGCTGTTCGAGAAGCGGGCGCAACGCGGGTCGTTCCAGATTGTGAAGCCGTTCTCGTCATCCGAGACGAACATGTACCAGTCCTTGGGCTTGTCTTCGTCCCTGGCGATACACAGCCTGTTTCCTGCGTGCAGGCTCAGTTCCCTGCTCAGTATCCGGCTCAAATACATGCTTCCGTCACGGCATACCGTGATGATCCGTTTGCCCTTGTAGGTCAGTGCCGGATGGGAATTGCTCTTGTCATAAACTGTCAGTTTCATAATCATCGATATTTTTTCGTTATACCTTGTTTTCCTTTATTCGTGTCATGCCGCCTCTCCGGCCATGATCAGTCTTCTTCTGGCGATGAACTTCCTGTTTGCCCGGACGGATTCCATCATCGCCTGCGCCCTGCGTGTCACCACCGAGGTCTTCTCGCCCATGTGCCTGGCTATGGTGCGGAATGAGCTTCCGGTCTCGTAGAACCGCAGCATGAATATCCTGTAATCCTCATAGGAGAAATGCCGCCTGAGGAACTTCTGTATGTCCCTTACCAGCCTGTCGCATCCGGTCAGCATCTCTTCCCGTTCCTCTGTCTCTTCCGCGCAGTCCGTCTCGCCCAGTCTTGCGAAATACTCGTCTCCGGGACTGTCGTAACGGCTTTCATCCCTTGCGCCCGACTGTAGGATTCTCCGGTAGCATCCGAAGAAATAGGATTCCAACTCATCGATCCCGCCGCTTGCGAACATGACCTGTTTCCTGACTGCCAGATAGGCGTCATGGAATGCGTCCTCGTCGATTTTCCCATAGATGGAGAGTCTCTCCTTCAATCTCGCGTATGAACGGTTAAACCATCCGTTGAATTCTTTTACGTCTTTTGTTGCCATATCCTTTTTTCATTTATCTGTTAGACATCCGGCCCGTGGGCACTCTTGTTTCTTTGTATGCCTTACAGCCGTTCTACCTCCGGAAAAGCGTCAAGGCTCGGCAGGAAAAAATACCGGAACGCAAAGCGCGAGGATGATTTTTTCCCCGCCGACCCGCAGGGCCCGGCCTTGCGCTCCGGTGGGGAACGGCTACCTTTGCTTCAAAGAAATGAGTGTGTCCTTTTCTGCTTTTTACCGCCTGCAATTATCCTCTTGCGGTGAAAAGGAATGTCTGACGGTGACACATGCCGTCCGGTTTGCGGACTGTTTCCGTTTTTTTGTTTCCTTCGCACAGGAAACGGTAGGAACAGCTTGATTCCGCCGTTTCGTTTTGCATGAAAAATCAATGTCAAACTTAAAATTACAGGAATATGGAAGTAGTGGTCATAGACAAGGCGACTTTCGAGAGGATGCTCTCGGGATTTGAGATTTTTGCGGAAAAAGTTGAACGGCTCTGCCGGGAACAGGAGGACTTGGGAGAAAAGGAGTGGCTTGACAGCGATGACGTGTGCAGGCTGCTTTGCATCAGTCCGAGAACCTTGCAGACGATGCGGGAGAACGGAACGCTGGCTTATACCAAAATAAGCCACAAGGTATATTACAGACCGGAGGATGTGAAGTCCATCTTTCCCGTGACGGAAATGAAACGGTGTATAACAGCCGGCAAGGAAAGAAAATGCAATGTAAGCAACAAACAAACCAACAAGCCAACCAACAAACCAACCAACAAACAGATATCTGACTTATGAATGACAATGGCAATATCCGGCTGCTGACACCGGAAAACGACATGCGCGTGAGAGCCTTCCTCTCGTCGCTGGAAGAACTATCGGAAAAGGTGGAGAAAATACGTGAAAACAACAAGCCGTCCCTGGACGGGGAACGCTATTATACCGACAAGGAACTGGCCGTCAGACTGAAGGTCAGCCGCAGGAGCCTTCAGGATTACCGAAACAACGGCATACTGCCCTATATCCAGATAGGCGGCAGAATCCTGTACAGGGCTTCCGACATAGAGCGTACGTTGATGGACGGGTACAAGGAGGCGTACCATCAGAATGGAAGAACCAGGTTTTAATATTACCCCATATTATGGGCATCCGCCAAGTTCAACTCTTCATTTCTGAATCCGCATCACAGGTTCACTAAATGATGCGGATTGGTTTTGTAATGCAATACAGATACACCCTTTATTGGGTATATAGTAATGTTACACCCTTTTTAGGGTATATTTCTTGGCTATGCCAAATTATATTCATACATTTACAGCCAAAACAATAGATAGTAATATGTTTGCAACCATCTCGGCAGATATAGTTTCATCCACTTCGTTATCCGTGGATGAAACTATCAGACTAAAGCAAAGGATAGAGGCCCTGTTTGCTTTGCTCAAAACAAAATACCCGGATTTTTACGGTCGTCAAATCAAAGGCGATTATATCGAGTGTGTGATGCAGAATGTATCCAATGCCCTTCGTATCGCTCTTGTTATCAAATCATGCATCAAGTCTTTCCCTATTACAGAAAACAAGAAGGCGAAGAGCTTTCAGACATATGGTATCAGGACGGCTATCGGTATTGGAAACATGCGTATAGTGGACACGGAACAGGGCATTTGGGATGGCGAGGCCATTTATATGTCGGGGCGTTCACTTGAGGGAATGAATGCCTTGAATAAAGGGACTTTGTCTGTATGTACAAGTAAAAGACAATTATCCTGCCCCTTACAGACGGTCGCATTGCTGACCGATGCCATCATGAATGACATGACCCTGCGCCAGAGCGAGGTCATTTATTACAAACTGCTTGGATTGAAGGAAACGGATATAGCCCGAAATCTGGGAATATCACAATCCGGTGTAAACAAGGCTTCATCGGCTACAAAATGGTATTGCATAGAGGAAGCCTTGAAGTATTTTGAACAGATAAATTTTAACGAATATGAATAGTTGGCTGTTTTTAAGTTTGCTGTTGGCCCACGTCATAGCCGATTTCTACCTGCAAAATGACAAATACTGCTCACAGAAAGAGGAAAAGAAATTCAGAAGCTGCTTCCTGTATGTACATTCGCTTCTTGTAGCTGTAGTATCATGGGCTTTGGTTCCGGTCAGCGATTTCGGGTTTTATGCCTTGACCATTGCCCTGTCACATCTGGTCATTGACCTTGTCAAAGCCTATTGTCCCAAAGGATTGTGGAGTTTTGCTCTTGACCAGGCTGCACATCTGGCAATATTGGCTGCTGTGGCTACCGAGTTTGATATCACCACTGAATTGCCTGTACAATTTGTGGATTATACCGGGAACTTCTCCATGCCTTTATTCATACTGGCGGTACTGTTGTGCATCAAACCTGCCAATGTCCTGATCAAGCTGGTTTTGAAAAGATACCAAATCGGAGAAACACTATCCTGTGAGAATATCAAAAATGCCGGAGCATTGATAGGAAACCTGGAACGTATTCTCACAATAATATTTGTAATAATAGGCAGGTATGAAGCAATCGGTTTTATCATAGCCGCAAAATCCATATTGAGGTTCAAGGATACGGATACAGCAAAAACCGAGTATGTCCTTGCCGGAACATTTCTAAGTTTCGGAATCGCTTTGCTTTGCGGACTGATGGCAGCATAACAGGATGGAAGAGCTGCAAAAGAAATACGACACGCTTGTCGGGAAATATAATGCATTGCTTGCCGAGAACGAAGAGTTGAAATCAATTCTTCTTCAACACGGCATTGTCTATTCCGTATCGGAAATCTCTGATAAGGAGCCGATTTTTTCTCCTGTAATATTTCCTTCTGTCAATTTTACGCCTGATGAGAAAATAGCATTGTTCAGCAGTTTTTTCAAAGGAAGAACGGATGTTTTTGCACGAAGATGGTTCAGCAGGACAACGGGAAAGGGAGGCTATCAACCGGTCTGTACCAATGAATGGCAAAGAGGAGTCTGCGACAAGAAACGATACAAGTGCCCGGATTGCCCGAATCGCAACCTTGCTCCTCTGACAAGCCGGGAAATCTACCGCCATCTGGAGGGAAAAGATGAATACGGGTGTGATGTTATAGGTTTATATGCTGTCACCCCTGACAATAAATGCTCTTTTCTTTGCGCTGATTTTGATGACAAGAATTGTACTCACGGATATAAGGAAGATGTGCTGGCTTTCATTGCCGTTTGTAGGAATTGGGGAATTTCGTACAGTATCGAACGTTCACGCTCCGGTAACGGGGCGCATGTATGGATATTTTTCGAAGAGCCGGTTGCTGCCGGTAAAGCCAGGAAATTAGGCAATGCCATCCTTACTGAGGCCATGAAGCGCAACGGACATATTACCTTCAATTCATACGACCGTTTCTTCCCCAATCAGGACAGAATGCCTGAAGGCGGATTCGGAAATCTGATAGCCCTTCCATTGCAAGGCAGGGCACGGAAAATGGGAAACAGTGTCTTTGTGGATGAAAACTTCCTTCAGTTCAAAAACCAATGGGCTTATTTATACAATGCAAAAAAGCTTAACGAGCATGACTTGGACATGTTATTGGCCCGGCACAGACAGGAAGATTTCGGTTCGTTGGCAACTTCTTCAGAAACAAAGCCTTGGGTGCTTCCTGTATCTCAGGATGTCACGCAGAAAGATTTTAACGGAAAACTGAAAATTAAAAAATCGGACAGACTATACATCCCCCTAAACTCCATATCCGAAAAGGTGGCCAATCATCTCAAGCGTATAGCCGCATTCAAAAATCCGGAATTTTACAGCAAACAAGCGATGCGCATCTCTACCTATAACATTCCGCGTATTATTTGCCGTGCAGACTTTACGGATGATTACCTCGCCCTGCCCCGCGGTTGTGAGGATGCCGTAACAACTATGCTGGAATCTCTTGGAGTTGCTTATAAAATGATTGATGAAACCAATCACGGCAAGCCTGTTGCCGTTGCATTCAAGGGCAAGGAACGTGACGAGCAACTTGATGCCATCAATTCCTTAATGCCATACACGAACGGGATATTGGCGGCAACGACCGCTTTTGGGAAAACAGTAACAGCAGCTGCTCTGATTGCCCGAAAAAAGGTAAGCGCACTCGTGCTGGTACATTCCAAAGCGCTGCTCCTGCAATGGCACGAACGCCTTACCGACTTTCTTGAGATAGAATTTGCCGAGCCTGCCACGTCAAGAAAACGTGGCAGGAAAAAAGTGTTTTCTCCCATAGGCTGCTTGGATTCAACCTCAAACACCTTGCATGGAGTCATTGACATCGCCCTTATGCAATCATGTTTTGAAAATGGCGAGGTAAGACCTTTTGTACGTGAATACGGGATGGTGATCGTGGATGAATGCCATCATGTTTCTTCCATAACGTTTGAGAATGTACTCAGACATATTACGGCACATCATGTCTATGGACTTACTGCCACACCTATCCGCAAGGACGGACTGCAACCCATTATCTTCATGCAGTGCGGACCAATCCGCTTTTCGGCAGATGCCAAGACCCAGATACAGAAGCAGTCATTCCAGCGTTATCTTGTTCCAAGATTCACATCCTATCGCTCTGTAACTGACAACAGGCAGTCGTTCGCCTTATTGTCACAATCGCTTGCTGAATCCGAGTTACGGAATACGCTCATCGTGGAGGATGTGTTAAATGCAGTAACGGCAGGAAGGACACCGATTATCCTGACCGGCAGGACATCGCATGTAAAGCTGCTTTCCGAAATGTTAAAACCGCATATCGCCAACGTCATTCAACTGACAGGAGAAGGAACAGCCAAAAGCAAGCGTGAAGTCCTGCAAGGATTGCATGACATTCCGCAAAATTCCCCTCTTGTAATAGTCGCTACCGGAAAATATGTAGGAGAAGGATTTGACTATCCCCGGCTTGATACGCTCTTTTTAGCCCTCCCCATATCATGGAAAGGGTTGGTTGCCCAGTATGCAGGCCGTCTGCACCGGGAGAACGAAGAAAAAGCCGATGTCCGTATCTATGATTATATCGATATACACGAACCTGTCTGTGAGAGCATGTATCGCAAGAGGCTCAAAGGCTATTCCGCCATCGGCTATCGGGTACTTTCCAAGGATTGTCAGACATTGTTTGATGCAACCGAAGGTTTACAGTCGTCTCCGCATGAAGAACAGATATTCAACGGTATAACATTCTGTCAACCGTTTATAAAAGAATTAAAAGCCTCAAGACAATCCATTGTGATATCTTCCCCTAAGCTCTATCATATGGAACGAAATAAATTTGTCAATATCTTGAAAGAACTCCAAAGAGACGGTATTGAAGTGGCCATTCTTACATTGACAGAAAACGGGCAGTCGGATTATCTCAGAAGACAGGGGCTGTTCGTAAAGATTGTACCTGAATTATCATTATGTTCATGTATTATGGACAAATCCTCCGTCTGGTATGGCAGTATCAATATCCTTGGCTATCCGACGGAAGAAGACAATATTATAAGAATTAAAGATATAAGACTTGCAGAAGAATTTTTGGATGTCATTTACAATAATGGCAATGGCAAGTAATACAAAAATGAAATCATAATGCAGCAGATATAAGGAGGACACCGGCTAAATGTATATTGTCAAATCACTTGTGATACATTATATTTCAGAATTTTAAGCATGAAAACAGCGAATGAAGACAGAAGCAGTTCAGCCGGACAAGGGCGGATATTGGCAGGTGGTCGAAAAAACGGATTGATTTTTTGGAGGGAGCGCAGTTTGCCGCCTGCCTTTTTCATTGTGTTTCAAAAAAAACGCCCTCCTATAGAAAATCAGAACAATCAGAACAGCATACGGACCGGTAGTTTCCTACTGTCTGTATGCTGTTCCTTTTTTGTTGTATCGACTTTTCCGTCGGTCGCTTGTTTCCGCTGCCGTCAGCCTTCCCTGTACAGACGTGAAAGGGGAAAGGTTTTCGGGCTGAATACGCTTTGCCTGCAAAGGAAGATTCTGCCCGAAACGGCACGGCCGCCCGACCTTTTCACTTTCAATGAAGTCTGTACTAACTTCATGGACGGCGAGGAAGCAGGCGGCTGCGAAATGGTTATTGGCTGTCAGAGCCGGAATGTGTGCGGCTCTGGCTTCTCTTTTCCATCAGTCTGTCCATTTCCCTTGAAATTTTTTCCTCCGTTATCCTGGCATATCCCTGTGTGGTGGAAATATTGGAGTGTCCCATCATCTTGGCTATGCTCTCGATGGATACGCTCTCTGAAATGAGCAGGACCCCGAACCCGTGCCGGGCCTGATGGTACGAAAGGTCATCGTGCCTGCCCAGGATCACGCCGATTTCCCATATCTCGTGCCAGATGGAATCCCGGCTCGGCAACGGGAACACGGGACTGTGCATGTCGGTGGTATTGTACAGGGCGAGTATCTGCTCGGCTATCGGGTGCAGGGGGATGAACGCTTCCACCCCGGTCTTCTTCCGGCTGATGCGGATGAACCGCCGCCCCTCCGCCGTCGTCCCGATATGACACGGATGGAGCTGCTTGATGTCGGCATAGGCAAGCCCGGTGAAATAGGAGAAGATGAATGCACGCCTGCCCAGTTCCGCACGTCCTTCATTCAGGGGCATGGCCAGTATCCTTTTCATCTCTTCACGGGTGACATACTTGTGCTTGGGCGCGGTTTTCTTCTCATATTCGACATTCTCCACCGGATTGGTGCGCAGGATCTCGTTGTCCACAGCAAGATACAAGAGGCGGTTCAGCCAGCAGAGGCAGCGGTTGGTCTGCGAGGTGCTGAAATTCTTGTTCCTGATAAGGAATGCCTTGTAGTTCCTGCCGAAGTCTTCCGTTATTTCTTCAAAGGCGATGTCCTTCTTCCCCAGTGAAGCAAGGTAGTCCGTCAGGTACTTCTGGAAATACTGTGATTGCCGGTAGGTGGAGGTGGAATTGATCTCCCTGCTCCGTATCCTGAGACGTTCACGCTCTATCTCGCCCATCCGGAGCAGGTGTGTCGGAACGACGAACTGCCTTGTCACCCGGTTCTTGATAATCTCCGCACTGACGACACCCTGCGTCCTCAGAATTTCCTCGTAAGTCTGTTCGATATACTTCCGGTACTCCTGCAGCCTGGCATTTTCCCTTACCGTGCGTATGGTCCCGGTTCGGGCGTTCCAGTCTTCCGGCTTGCAGCATATCCCGGTGGTGATGGCGGTGTTCCTGCCGTCTATGGTGATGCGGCACATGACCGCCGTGGTTCCGTCAGCCTTTATCTTGCCGCGGTTGATATAGAATAGTATGGAAAAGGTACTTCTCATGATTCTCATTGTTTATGGATTATAGAACAAGTTTCAAATCTCCGGTGGCTTCGATGAGCCTGTCCATGTCCTCGAAGAGCTTTTTCGGGGTGACGCGGGCATAGACCTGGGTCGTCTGTATGTTGCTATGCCCCAGCATGCTGCTGATGGTCTCTATCGGAACGCCCGCTTCAAGGGTGACGAGCGAGGCGAACGAGTGGCGTCCGACATGATAGCACAGGTTCTCCTTTATCCCTGCCAGTACGGCCAGCGCCTTCATGTGGTTTCTCATGCTCGGATAGTGGATCATCGGGAACAGCGTGTCCCTGCTGTCATCATGATATTTCTCTATCAGGGCGACGGCTTCCGGCAGCAGCTTCACGCTTGCGCGGAGCTCGTTCTTTTTACGGCGGTATTTCAGCCATAGCTTGCCGTCCTCGCCGGTGTACAGGTTTTCCCGGGTGACGGTCACGGCATCGCTGTAGGCGACCCCGGTATAGCAGGCGAAGAGGAACAGGTCCCTTGCCAGACGGTGGGTCGTGCGGTGCGGGGCTATCTCCACGTCACGGATTTTCTCGAAACTTTCACGGCTCAGTGCCTTGGGGGTCTTGACGGTCTGTTTCGGAAGGACATAGTGCTGGAACATGAACCGTTCGGAGTGTCCTTCCTGATAAGCCCTTTTGCACGTTTTCTTGAGAATTGCCAGGTAATGCCGTACGGTGTCCACGGCATACCCTTTCTCGTCAAGGATGAAATTCTCATAGTCGTGGATGAACTGTTCCGTAAGCTGCCCGAAGGCCAGGTCTTTCGTCTTGAATTTGGTTTCAATGAACTCGCGCATGGTACGGCAGGTAAAGTCGTATGCCGGATAGGTCCCTTTTGCCCGGTCTATCCCGATACGGCTCTTCACCTCATCCCTGAGGGCATCCAGCATTTTCATCAGGGTCATCTGCGTCTTCATGCTGCCCTGGAAGGCATCCTTGACGGAAGCGGCGTCAAAATCCCCCTTGCGTTCCAGAAGGGAATCGAAGGCGGCATTGATGTCAAGCAGCAGCTTGTCGATTTTCACATTTATCTCCACCGCCTCCCTGCTCTTGCCGTTCAGCCGGCTTTCACGGGGATTCCACAGCCCGGGAGTGCAGGAGAGCTTGCAGCTGAACTGCGCCATCGTCCGGTTCACGGTGATGCGTCCCATTATCGGGGCTTTGCCCGACTTGTCCAGTCCGCTCTTTTTGAGGTAGAGCAAAACCTTGAATTTTTCTACTTTCATACGCTTATAACTTTAGTTGCAAAATTACCTGTTTTATAAGCGTTCTTCGGTATGCAAAACAATGACAATCAGTGTAATATATCGGTGTTTTTAATTATCCGATTTGCTTCGCGTTACCTCGTTCCCTTTCGGTAACTGACCGGCTAACGGTTTGGTAACTGAACATCTTCAATAATCCCCACTTTCCTGCTTTTTCCACAAGTGGAAGAATATAGAGAAATGATTAGTTTCCAATGGATTACGTTATCCTTTCTTCTCGTTTCCGGTGCTCTGTTTGCCTATCTTATTCCATGCAGGACGGCATACATACGCAACGGAAATTACACTCTCTCATGGGGTCCCCCTTGAAACGGTCAGCAGGATGCTCGGCCATAGTCAGATAGAGACCACACAAATCTACGCGAAAGTGACCGATGAGAAGATAGACACCGACACCAAGGCATTGAACCGAAAAATCTCGGAGCGTTTTTCTGTCGTCATTTAATAACCTTTTAAATGGAAAGAATATGGAAAAGAATACTGAAAAACAGAATGTCAAACGACGCAGCACTTTTGCCGTGCTGTTTTATATTAACCGCACGAAAGTGCGAAAGGACGGAATGTGCCAGCTATTGTGCAAGGTGAGCATTGATGCCGAATGGGCACAGATAGGAACCAAAGTCTCTGTCAATCCGGGCATCTGGAATCCGGAGAAAGGCCGTGCCGACGGAAGGAGCGAGAATGCTGTTACCGTGAACCGTGCCATAGATGACCTGACACGTGAGATTGCCGGACATTATGAGCGGATAAGAAACAGCCTGGGGTTCATCACGGCTGAACTGGTCAAAAACGCAGTCAAGGGTATCGGACAGAAACCGCTTACCCTGCTGGCTCTCTTCAGGGAGCATAACGAGGAGTTCAAGAAACGGGTCGGGATAGACCGCATACAGGAAACATACGACTCCTATCAGCGTTCCTACAAGCATCTTTCCGCTTTTGTCCGGGAAAAGAAAGGCGTGGAAGATGTGACGCTGCGAAGCCTTGACCGGGTGTTTTATGACGAATTCGAGGTATTCCTGCGGACTGACCGCAACCTGAAACCCAAAAGCGTGCATGAACACCTGTACCGTTTGAAAAAGCTCACGATGCGGGCTGTGAGCCAGGGCACGTTGCGACGCGACCCTTATTGCCGCCTGCATCCCGAACTGCCCAAAAGGAAGAGCCGCCACATGAAACTGGAAGACCTTAAAACACTCATGACCACTCCGGTGGAGAAACCGCAACTGCAATTCGTGCGGGATATGTTCATCTTTTCAACCTTTACCGGACTGGCGTATGCGGATCTGAAACGGCTTTCGGACAAGGACATCACGCAGGCCGGCGACGGCACATGGTGGATTCATATCCACCGGAAAAAGACCGATACGCTCTCTTCTGTCCGTCTGCTGGATATTCCTCTTCAAATCATAGAGAAATACCGCGACCAAAGAAGCGGAGACAAGGTGTTCAATATTTATGCCCGCGGGTATTTTATCCTGTTGACTAGGGAATTGGGGCAGGTATATGGTTTTGATTTGACCTTTCATATGGCCCGGCATAATTTCGGTACCCACATCACCCTTTCGCTCGGCGTTCCGATAGAGACGGTAAGCCGGATGATGGGACATACCTCTATTTCCACCACGCAGATTTACGCGCAGGTTACGGACACGAAAGTGGACGAGGACATGAAACGGTTGAGGTCCACAGATTTCGGAAACAGGATAGACCTTTGCGAGGAGGATTTCACCGTCAGGAAAAAGCGGAAAATAAAATCACCGGCTGTATGAAATGGAAAACGGAGAAACTGCCCTGCTGACAGCAGGCAGTTTCTCCGTGCTTGATTAAAGAAGCAGTACTATACCCAGCGCTGTTCCTCCCGGCACCGTTTGTAGGCATCGTCCAGTATTTTCATGATATCGGACTCTTTATAGAGTGCCTTCCCCTGTACCAGATAGTAAGGGATTACACCGAATGTACGGTATTCCTGCAATGTACGCCTGCTTACCCGCAGGACTTTGGAAAGTTCCTCGTCCGTAAGGAAACGTTCACCGTTGAAGAGTGATCTCGGTACATCCTCCATTACTGAAAGCATCCTCTCCATTTTCTCCAGTCCCTGGAACATCACGTCAATGCGTGGGTCTTTCTTGTCTATAAAATGATAGCTCATAATTTACTCTTTATTAAAGGGTGGTAACTCAATTCCAATAATCTCCGTATATCTTCCGGTTTGTAGAAAAGCTTGTTCTTGATGCGACTGAAAGGAAGGAGACCTTTGGCACGATACGCCTGAAGGGTCTTTTTGTTGATGCGGAGTATGTCGCACACCTCCTGGTTGTCCAGCCAGTTTTTCAGGCCGAGATCCTCGACCGGACGGCACAGGCGTGTCACTCGGTCTTCAAATTCGCAAAAACGGACACGCAGTTCTTCAAAAGTCTGTTTGTCAATACATACAAGTTCCATATTCTTTCATTTATATTAATTTTCCATCTGGTTTTTCAGTCTCGCTGGCAAACGCCTGCCCTTCTGGTTGAGGAACGCCTCGACCTCGGAGGACTTGTAATAGGTACGCCCGTCTATCATGTAATAGGTCACGAGTTTCTTCTGGCGGTACCGCGCGAGAGTGCGTTTGGTAATGCCGAGCAGCTCGCACATATCCTGGTTGTCCAGCAGCTTGTCTCCGTCAAGCGCGGAGGTCTGGCGGTTCATACGGCTCAGCCTGTCTTCAATCCTGTCGAACCTTTCCATAATCTGATGAAGCATCATCTGGAAGGTCTCACGGTCTGTCTGTATCAT